CTGCCAATGGCAGAAAGCTGACTGGTTAAACTTACATCAAACTTCATCAGCTATAAATACCACTGCCCGCAAATGTGTGCTATTGCAGGTCTTTCGCCAATCGAACGTAATTCATAAACTGCCGCGCGGGCATCGCAAACACCGCATCCATCTTCAAAGGGTCGCGCTTGGCAATCAGCACATACGCAACGCCAAGCCATCCGTAGTCGGGTTTGGCTACGCCTTGCCCGCTGTCTTCTTCTTCGCCTCCACGAAATAGGTCTGCATAATCTTCAATAAAGGCTCTGAATGACGCAAAAAAAAACAGGCAAACCCCCACACGTCAGCCATCTTCGCCTTCTTCATCGCCTCCGCCCTGTCGGCGTGCTTGCCGCCATCATACGCCAATGTCTTGCCGTACCACGTCACCTCACGCGTCAGGCTGGCGAGCAACAGGTGCAGATTAGCCACTACCTCCCTATCGCTGGTCAGCTGATAGTTTAGCAGTTCCATCATCTGCCCTGCGCTCATTTGGTCAATGAACCACTCCATCCTGTATCGCTTGGTGCCAATACGAACCACCCGCTTGGCAGGTAGCATCGACAGCGCACCGCACTCCTCGTCAATGACTGCCGCCCTTGCGTTTAGCTGTTCAATCGTCCACCCTTCAACAGCATTTTGGTCGAAGCCATCCACGATGCAGACGGTGTTGACCTTTTTCCGCAATGCGCCCATATCAGGGTCGATGGCGGTCAGTTCTTGGAACTGGGCAACGGTTAGGCGATTAAGCAATTTCATTGTATATGGTTATCAATGATTCAGCAACGCGGTCACTGCTGTACAGGTCGATGTCGCTTGGTGGTGCTAATACTTCCCTGCTGAGGATGCCGCCCGATGCGTTAAACTTGTAACTCAACACCGACTTGCCGCACATCCACGCTTCAATAGTTGTCCTGCCAATAAACAACCCGCAGGCGATGTGGCACGACTTCACCATCATCTCGATGTTCGGGATTGGCTGGTAATAGATGATGTCGCGAGCCTTACGCAGGTCAGACAAATAGTCGCCGTGGTCGTAGCCAATCAGCACAAACCGCTTGCCGTTATCCTTCGCCCACTGCGATGCATCGTAAATCATCTGCTTTCGCATATAATCAACCGTACCTGCCAACAGCACAAAATCATCCTCGGTCGTGTTCTCCTTGTTGAATTTAGATGAATCAACAGGATTGTATATGGTGCTGACCTTGTCCGAAGGGATGCCGTAGTTGCTGATGATGAAGTCACGTTCGTGACTGGCAATCGCAACGTAGTGCTTGATGCTGTCGTGCTTTACAGGTCGCTCCAAATCGTACACAATGCTGTGAATGGTCGTAACCTTCGGCGTTGTCGGGTATAGCTGACACAAGTGTTCAGTCACTGGCTTATGCTGGCAATGGATGATGTCAAACTGCTCATCGCCTGTCAACTGCGATAATTCTACGACCTTGATGCCGTAAAATGCCGCCTCGCTTGTGATTGGCAGGTGAATGTACATACCTGCCACCGTTACATCAAAGCCTCGGCGTTTTAACTCCTTGGCCAAGTAAAGGCAGTACAATTCCGAACCTGTGTACTGGCGAAAGAACAGGCACCCGATTAGTATCTTCATTGGTTCTTGATTTTGGCTGGATTTCCATATGCCAACGCCTTGGCAGGTATTGACCGCGTCACCACTGAACCCGCTCCAATGGTCGCGCCTTCGCCTACTTCAATGCCGCATACAATCGTAGCATTTGCGCCAATGTTGCAACCCTTGCGAAGTATTGTTTTCCTGAACCTGCCGTTCTTCATCCAATCGCCGTGTACGCTTGGCAGGTGGTCGTTGGTGGTCACTACATTCGGGCCGACAAACACATCATCCTCAATGGTTACGCCGTGATATATCAGCGCGTGGTTTTGGATTTTGCAGTTGTCGCCAATGGTGACGCTGTAGTCGATGTGTGCGCCCTCGCCAATGATGCAGTTGTCGCCAATCGTTGCACCTGTGCGGATGTGCGCGAATGCCCAGACGCGGCAATTTTTGCCAAGCGTGACATTCTCCTCAATGATTGCTGTTGGGTGTATCATAACGCAAATCTACATAATTACGTACTTCCCGCCTGCACTCTGCGATAACTTGTTCAGCGCAACATAACGCACCGCATCGATAGCGTGGTTGTACTTGTCAATCGGCACTCCCAACGATGCACCCGTGCGGTCAGTATCCCAAGTGTAGTTGCGTAGTTCCTTGATGAGGTTCGTGCTGGTCTTGGTCACTTGAAGCGTGAAGCGTTGCAGTATGTCGATGGAATTTCGGATGCTGTCCTGACCCTTGCTCGCTGGCTTGATGTTGAAGCCAAGGCGATGCACCTCCTCGATGCTTTTGGGCTCAGCTGAATCCGCGACAATCTCCCACGCCCGATTGATGCCGAACTCGCGAAGCTTTGTCGCGATGTCTTGGTTCGTCAGGTTGTTGGTGTACAGCAGTTCGTGAAGGGTCAGCGTGTCGCCTGACCTGTACACCGCCACCAGTGCGGTCGGGTCTAACGTGTACCCCCAGTCCAATCCCATCGCAACCAGTTTGGAAGTCGTGTAGTTAATCTCATCCACCTGCGTCCAGTCGCTGAATATCACGCCCTGAACACTGCCGACTTGTCCCAAGCCGTACACCCTCCACCTGTTCGCCCAATAGCTGGATGTCTCCGCCTTCTCCCTTGCCGCTTCGATGTCCTTGCGGATGGTGTCGGGTAGTGCTTCGTTATCGAGATAGGTCAATATCAGCAGTTCGCTATCCGCTTCCCTCAGGACCTCCGTGTGCGCCCAGAACTCGTGCGTTGGGTTGTAGTCAATGTATATCGCTTCGCTCGTACGGATGGCTAACTGGTAGTAGCTTTCAAAGTCGATGTTGTTCGCCTCATTGATGTACAGCACCTGACGCCTTGCACCTCTGAGCCTGCCTTCGCTATCTGCGCTGAAAAACTCGATGGTGCTTCCGTTGGCGAAGTGGTACGTCAGCAGGGTTTTATTCCAGCGGTCAGCGGACCAGCGTCCTGTAACCTGCATCACCTTTGCGAAGTCCTTGATAGCACCCCTGCGAAGGTGCGGCACGGATTCAGATACAACGCTGATTTCGGTCTTGGCTTTTGCCGCGATGTTGATTAGCACTGCAAGGATGGCGATTGTTTTTCCTGCACTTGTGCCGCCTTGGATGACCTTCTTGCGAGCGGTCATCTGCCGAATGCGCTTTATCGCTGTTGTGTACTTAAATTCCAATCTGCTTAATCTTCTCAATATAGACCACCGCATCCATCAACTCCTCTTGCAGATGCTGAATCCACTGGGCGAATGTCAGGTCATTGCGCTCCATTGTCGTGCCGTATTTGCGTTTGCCCTCCTCGGCTCTTGTCCTAAATTGGTCAATAACTGATTCAACTATCTTGTCACTCACGCAAACAAAAATTGATGCAGTTCTTCAACGGTGCGGCAAATCTCTTTCCCATCCTTATCCCACATCTGCAACTGCTCACGTCTCCCGAAATCCTTCTCGTACATCCACCAACTAAGGCATTCGTACTGGTCTTGATTAAACACGTGCTTCAACAGCAGTTCAATGACTTCTTGTGCGCTCTCTCTAAATTCGGTCAGGTCGATGCCAAGTTTATAAGCCTCCCGCGTCCGTTTGTTATCGGCATCCATCAAATTCAGCAGGTGTTGTAGTTCGGTTAGGGTCATAGGTCGTCATTAAATAGCGGTTGTTCGATGTGGACCTTCTGCTCTTGCTTGTCCACAAGGTTGTTCAGGCGTTGCGTGATGCTTGGATTGTACTGGCCAACCATACCACCTTCGATTTGGTCTTGGCGTATACAACGGCGAATGCGTGAACAGACGCTTAAATAATCTGAATAGTTGCCGCCTGTGTTTGCGAAGTAATGTTCAAGCCCGCCAATAATATTTTGCTCTTCGCACCAATTCTCAAAGCCTTCCAAAGTCAACGGTCTTTCCAGCGGTTCTTGCTTTTGCTCGCCATCCTTACCCACAAACACGGTCTTGATTCGCGGATTGCTTTTGACCTCGTGTGCATAGGTCTGAAAGTATTGCCACATCAATTCAGGCGTTTGTATGTACTTGTGCTTGCTCATACCTCAACCGAATTCATTATATCGATTATCTTCTCGCAGATGGCCACCTTCGCGTGTAGTGCGTTAGGTGCATCGCAGTCGTTCAATGAATCCAATATGTTGGCCATATCGGTCATCAATGCGCCAATGTTCACGAGCTTGCTCATATGCAAGTCGTGTTCTTCTTGTTTGTTAGTCTTCGTCAAGTTCGCCAAGTTCTCGTAATTTATTTCGTGACCATCCCAATGCGGCCTTCCCGCCCCACAGCAGGTAGCTGATGTAACCGCAGTCGCTGTTTGAATCTGCGTTGTCGTAGTAGGTTTCAGCACGCGACAGGTAACTGTGCATCCGCTTGATTGTTTCAAGGCTAATGCCTTCACCTGATGCTAATTGCCGCGCTCTGACCTTTCCTGTTTGGGTTGCGCATTTGTTGCCATTGCGCTCGTTTAGTTCGATGCCGCGCCTCGCGTTGTTGCGCACTCCCTGACCGTAGTCGGCATAAGTGTCGGCAAACTTCTGCTCGTACTGCGAATTGCAGACAGCGTAGCGGGTTGTGTTGTCGGGAAACTCCGCACGTGCTTTCTCATCCGCCATACAACGCTGGATGAAGTCGCTCTTGCTTTCCTTGTCAGTTGGCTTCGGTAGTGGCATCGCCGTTTACATTAAATACCACTTGCCCTTCATTTACACAATGCTCGGCGTGTGCCACCAGTTCCGACAAGCGACCAACAGCACAGGTTGCGCACCACCAATCGGTGCGCGGAATGCCAAGGCTAATCGCCGCCGCTTGCAGTGTGTTCACCTCCGCAGGTGTAAGGCGTAGCGACTTGGTTGAATGATACAGTTCAAGTTTAGGCTTGATGGCAAGCACCTCGCTGATTAGGGTTGCATTCATTCGGTTAGCTTTATGATAATGATGGCAAGCGCCGCAGATGCCAAGCCGACAAACGGCGCGTAGTATAGCGGTTGGTCAAAAAGTGACAAGCCAAATCCTGTCCAAAAGGCAAGGCAGGACTGGCACGATAAAGGCTTGAAGCGGCTGATGCGGTAGTACCACTTCGGCAGTACGTTATAGCGTTCCATCGCCAATGCTGTCAAAGCCGCCAATAAAATCGTTGTAATCATCTTGTAGTGCTTGTTTTAGTCGTTGCCTGCATAGGTCAATCGTGTAGCAAATTGACCTGTATGGAATGCCTGTGTTGCGGTTGATGAGTTTCTTGTTGCCCAGTTCCAGCCATAGCAAGAATAGGTTCTTGTCGTACGGATATTTCCCTGCCGCCGCCCACTTGTCCATCTCTCCTTCCGCTTTGCGATACAAATGGTCAGGAACTGTGCTATACTTCTCATCCACCTGCTCAACTTCACCCAAAGCCACGCGCTCTTCGTTGTGCCGATACTTGCGTTGAAATGGCGATGTCTTGCCTCGGAATAGGTTGATAGCGGCGCGCACGATGTAAAAGGTGAGCGCACCTGACGCGTGTAGCTGTTCAACGCGTTCTGGTCGGTCGTAGCAGTACAGCACCAGTTCGTGTTCGAGGTCAGCGGCATAGTCGCTTGTCGCGATTTGTCGCGCCACTTGTCGGAAGACTCCGTCATTGTACAGCTGGTGTATGATTTCGTTGGCACCCACATTGTGGGCAAATATACTCAGGTTCTTGGATTGTTAGTATGAACTTGAAGCGCGAATCATTATTGTGCAACGCCCAATCTACAACAAGCACGGCGTGATATACGCTCGTGTGGTTGCGGTTTAACAATATGCCAATGGCTGACAGGCTGTATTGGTAATGATGCTTGCGATACAAGTACCACATAAGCGCGTGCCTTGCTCGCGTTACTTCGGCATTGCGATTGGTTGTGCAAATTTCTTCGTACGTCACGCCTGTAATGGCTTCAATGCGCTTGGCAATTTCAGTGATAAAGGTTGGTGTTTTCATAAGTTAAGGGTTTCTTTAAATTGCTCAAAACTGCGGATGATGTAGTAGCGGTAGCCAGCCGCCTCGATTGTTTCCTGCCAGCGCTTCTGCACGTCCGACTGCCTTCCAGTGATGGTCTTGAATTCAATCGCGATCAAGCCGGTGTCGCTCAGGTACATCATATCCGCAACGCCCGCAACCACGCCCATGGATTGGTTGATGACTGCACGGATCTTGTTGTCGCTGTTGTTGTTTACCGTGAATAGTCGGCCGCGCTCGTGTGGGTAGTTGTTCCAGTGGTAGAGGAAGCACTGCGATTGAATTTTGAATTCTGACAGTTTTGGCAGGTTGTGTGTAGGCATTGATATTTTGGTTTAGTTGGATCAGTTTCACTTTTCAGTTTAGCTTTGACGTATGCTTCGGCTTTCCATTTGCCGCTCTTGCTTATCAGGCGCAGCCACTTCTCAGCCTCACATCTGCACTTGCATACATTGTGCAGTACAAATCCACGGCCAATGCCTTGCGGATCTGCTTTGTGCATGGCCGCCAAGTCCTCCAGCCTGTACTCGCTTTTTTTGTTGAATATTTCATACTGCACTTTCTTCAGGTTTACGGCTGGCATGATCTCCTGCGGCGGCGCCTCAAACTTGTGGCCGCAGCTTGGACACTCTTTGAACGAATTATGACAAAGATACTCGCACTTCGGACACTTTTTGTGCGGCGCCACACCACCCTTGGCCGGCCGCTTGTCCAAACTCCAAATGCGATCCTCATGCCACGGTCCGTGGGTCTCCATGTTGTTGCCAAAGTCCAGGATGGTGAACTCGGTCTTCGTTGGTGTTACCCTGCTACCCCTGCCCACCATCTGCAGGTATAGCGCCAGGCTCGTGGTCGCTCGGTATAGGATCACCACCTCAGTTGCCGGATCGTCAAATCCCGTCGTAAGGATGCCCACGTTGCAAAGAATTGCGTTGGGTGTGGTCTTATACCACTCAAGGATAGATCGTCGCTCTTCGTGCGTCATTTCGCTATCTACGTGCTTGGCCGATAGTCCTGCTTCGCGCATCTTGCTGCACAGCTCAACGGAACTGTCAATGTTACTGCTGAATGCCAGTGCTTTCTTACCTGGGCAGATCTGCATGTAGTTGCTGATCACGCCTCCGTACACCTTCCGCTCGCTGTACATCTTACCCATGGCGCCAGTGTCGTACTCGCCCTTGTACATGCCCACGCCAGCAAGATCCACCGGCACGGTGTAGTAGTTTGGTTTCGCCAGGTAGCCATCGTCAATCAGGTTCTGAATCTTCACCGATTCGACCAGTTGCGTGTAGTGCTTCGATAGGCTCGTCTGCTTGCCGATGCGAATGGGTGTCGCGGTCGCGCCGATCACGTAGGCGTCTTTGCGGATGTATGGAAAAATCTTGTCGAAGGCTGTCTTGTGGGCCTCATCAAAAATCACCAGGTCAATGCTTTTCAGCAATTCCTTCCATGTCTCGGTAGTCAAGCGGCGCTTCATGGTTTCGATCATTGCCACGTAGCACGGTGCTTCCGTGTACTTGGTATCACCGGCAATGATCTTGGCCGGGTTCAGTTCGAACTGCTGCAGTGCGAAGTGCGTCTGATTCATCAACTCCTGGCGGTCGGTCAGGATCATGACCTTCTTGCCCTTGTCAATAGATCTGCGTGCCATAGCGCTAAACATGACGGTCTTGCCGCTTCCGGTTGGACTGCACAGGATTAATCGGCGGTGGTGTTCCTGCATGTGAAAGCGCATCTCTCTGATGGCTGTGTTTTGGTATGGTCGTAGTTTCATAGGGTTTCGGTGGTAAGAGGTGGTAAGAGGTGGTAACTACTTTTTAGCGATAGTTACCACCGAAAAAACTGCGCTGATTGTCTGCATTCGTTATTTTTAGGTCTCGGTGGTAAGAGTGGTAACTACTTTTATAGAATAAAGTATATTTATTATATAGTACACATGGTATATGTATGCATGATATATATAGGTTAGGGTTAAAAAGTTTGAAAATCCGCTTACCACCGTTACCACCTCTTACCACTTTTTGAATTTTAGAAATTCGGTGTTGCCATCTGCGTCTCGGCAAAATACACCTTAGAAAGCAGATAGCGGCGTTGTGAGCTGTTTGTGCCGGGTATCTTGATGCTTTTTTTCTCGTAGCCCATTCGCTTCAGGTATTGACCAACTTTGTAGATGGTGATGCCGGAATTCTTCAATCCGCTATTGGCCAGGATGTATTGATAGACCTCAGTGGTGGTCCACCACTCCGCACCTCCAAGTGTGCCGGGTGGATGGAAATACTTTTCAATCAGCTCGCATTCAATGCTGACCTGGAAGTTCTGCTCGGTCTTTTCGTTCAGGTACTGAATGTCGGTGCTGGTCAGCATCCAGCTGTTGGGATCGTCGTGATAGGCGTGATACAACTCCATCCACAATGCAGCCTTGTCGATCGCCTCGTATGCATCCCAGTTGATGCTGGTCACGTTGATTGGAATGATGCGTCGGTTGCCGGTTGGATCGTTGATCACCTCCTCCTCATTGCTCGTGCCGCACAGAACTGCGTACCTGGTGAGATCTTCGTGAGTCTTGCCGTATGGTTTGCGGATGCTAAAGGTTTGCCGGGATGACAGCTCCTTCAACTTTTTCGCCTCCATCTTTGACTTGCCTCCGAACTCATCATCGCACAGGATTATCTTCTTGCACATCAAGATCTCATCATCCTTGCCGCCGTCTAGTTTAGATTCACCGTAGTACGACAATAGTTCAGGTGGCAGCAGTTGACGAAAAAAGTTTGTTTTGCCGATACCCTGCGGACCTGTCAGCACCAAGCACATGATCGAATATTGTCCATGCATGGATGCGACAATCGAAGTCAGCCACTTGGGAAGGAAGCGCCGGATGTAGGTGGCGTCATGGGCCTGGCTGCTGATTGTGTCGCACAGCAGTTCAATGTTGCCGCTCGGTGTGGATCGCTTATGCTTGTCAAACCACTGCTTAAACGGATCATACTGCGGCGTCCATTCCGAATCGATTATGTCAAACACTAGCTGCTTTTTTACCTTGCTGCCCTGCTGATCAATGGTCTCTAGGTAAATTGTGTTCAGCACTCGATCATCAACCGGCTTGCCTTCCAGTTCGTACTGCCTGGTGACTTTGTTCATGCGGATGTTGTAGGTGCTGATCTGCGCTTTTAAGGCCTCAAGCATCTCATCTGCTGACGGCTTTTCTATTTCCTTGGCTGGCATCAGGAAGGTGTCGTTCACGCGCTGTCCTGCGTCTTTGATGCCTTCCTGCTCAAGCTGCTTGATGGTGGCGCTCTTGGCCTTATCCTCATCCGCCCACCCGCCCTGTTTGCCAATCTTCATCCTGTTGGTTTGTGCGATCATCTGAACGCGCATGGTCTCGGCTGTTTGAATATCGATGCCGGCATTCCGGCACAGGTACATGAAGGTCGCAAATGTGACCTGGCCTCGCTTGCCTTTGTTGATAATGTCGTACTTGGCCTCGCATGCTTTTGGGTCGTACTTGAGCGACTGACTGCTGACCAAATGAAAAAGGTTTTTCCCTTCCTGGTTGTTACCGTACTTGCTGGCGATGGCCATACCGATCTTCACCCAGTCATCATATGATTCGCATAGGTTGATGCGCTTTTGACGGATCTGCTCGGTGATGAATTCGATGTCCTTGTCGGCATGCACGTAGATCGTCTTGGCGATGAACTTCGGCTTCTCCAGGTATTGCTTGAAGATGGGTGGTAATTTGTCGGCCTTGTACAGGTCGGGATCCCAGCTGACGTAGCGTAGCCTGGTGACGTCCTTACACGACTGATCCACGACCAGGTGATAGGTGTCGGCGATGTACTTGCTCAGGCCAAAGAACGCATCCAGGTGACGCTCGGGATCAATGCGGAATAGGATCGCCAATCCGTAGCCGCCAGTGCTGGTGAAGACGCTGTATGTGTACTTGTCATCCATTAGCGCCTGGCGTTTGGATTGCACGTCCGGGTTGTCTTTCACGTCGATGTCGATGCAGATAAATCCGCTGTGTTTAATCAGGCTTTGTGAATTGCGTTTGCTGAATTCACCGCTTAGCGTTAGGCATTCCAGTGATGCTTTATCTGCTTCCTTGTTACGCACTCGAAGAACTGAATCTTGCCAGGTTCCGTTGCGTATGTTGTCCAGGAAGTTGTCAATGGTTGTGCTGGCTCGTGGCACAGTTTCGCTGTGCGTTTTGAAGATGCTGCAATTTATCATCGTTAAAATTTAGAGGTAAAAAAAGCCCCGACTGGTGGTGCAGTCGGGGCAAGCCTAAGGTAGCGGCTCGTCTTACGTCACAACTGTTGCACCACCAACTGCTGTAACTCTATCACAAATATAGAAACTATTCGTTACGATTCATCCTCCGTGTAACGCTCCTCCGCAATATTGTTCATCGCCTTGTAGCAGGTTCGTTCGGTGAACGTTTGCCCGACCATCAAGCCAACAAAGGCTTCGATGATTTCGGTAGCCGTGTGTTCGTTTCCTTCCATTTCGGTGGAACAAACACGCCCGTCAATTTGCAGGCTAATCTTGGTACACTTGTTAAAATGGGTCATTGCCTTGGTCGTATTGGTTGTACGTTCTTTCAACTGGTGCCTGCTTCGGCTGGACGCTACCTGCAAGGAACTCGCCCTTTGCTCCGTTCTTGACCCACAGCGATACGCTGTACTCTTGGCCGTTCAGTAACAGGTTGCCCTTCCATCGCGGTGCGTTGGCGTTGGCTGATTGATTGGTGAACACGGATATGTCACCGTCTTTTTTTTGATAGTTGCTCATAGTTTAGTTTGGTTTAAGTTGTGTAAAATTAAGCATTGTGACTTTCCCACCAGTCGGCCGCTTTCTGCATCGCGCTCAGCAATCCGCCATCGTGTTCGGTGCCTACGTGGTTGCGTAGGTCGTGGATGATTTCCTTTTGTCGCTTGCTGAATCCGATGTCGGTGTAGGAAGGGATTGGTATGTCGCCACTGTCATCGTCAAACCAGTCGGATGCTGAGAAACTCATAGGTACTTCGAAGCTACCTGCTTCGTCTTCAATTTCAAAGATAAATTCGATGTCGTTCATAATTGGGTTGGGTTTAATATCTACCTGAAACTGTTGCAATAGTATATCCACCATACGAAGTGTTTGATGCTACTACTTTACCAGCACGCACAATTTGAACAGTTACATTTCCTGTTGATTTATTGTTTT